AAAGTCACCCGTCAGCAGTTGCCACGCTCTTGCGGCGCACAATGGAACTTGGCCGTTTCCCAGGGCCCTAAGTCGGTCCACCCGAGCGACCACTCCATCAGCCACTCGCATAATCCCGTCTTCCCAGTCTGGACCCCAAGGCTCAGTTCCCGCCCATTCACTGACTGGCATGGGCTCCAGTGAGGTCCAGTCCTTGGGCCAGCCCATCAGTCGTTCGACCCACGTCGGGTTCAGTTTCCCATTAGTTTGCGATGCCTTTTTTACAGCCGTTGCCAATCCGTCCCCGCTGGTCGGGCTTGCTCCTTTCCGGTTGTAGTTCCCATTAACTGTCGGCGTAGGCCACAAGCCAGAACCTGTCGCGCCGGTGCGGCGCACCAACATCGGCAGCGCCCAACACCGTCCACCGACAGTCATACCCGAGCGCGGCCAAGTCACCGAGTACTCGTCCGAGTCCCCGAGTAACGAGGGCTGGACTGTTTTCCACGAACGCGAATCTCGGTCGAACCTCGCTAATGATTCGGGCCATTTCTGACCAGAGTCCGCTTTGCTTTCCGTCAATGCCCGCGCCTTTTCCGGCGACGCTGATGTCTTGGCAGGGAAACCCGCCAGAAACCACGTCAACAATTCCGCGCCAAGGTCTTCCGTCAAAGGTGCGAACGTCATCCCAAATCGGGAAGGGCGGGAGAAGGCCGTCATTTTGTCGGGCGACAAGTACGCTTGCGGCGTATGGGTCGCACTCAACGGCGCAAACCGTTCGCCATCCGAGCAGTTTGCCGCCCAGTATTCCGCCACCAGCGCCCGCGAAAAGAGCCAGCTCATTCATTTTTCTCCCCGATGTATGCGCGGATCACGTCCCAAGCCGCCTCCCACCCACGACAGACCTCTGCGCGGTAGCCATCCTCGCGCGCTTCTGCAAAAATTTCTTTAGGTGTTTTCATAGTTTCTCACAACCCTTTTTGAAGGATATTTTTCAACTAGCTTAGTATACCAGTCTTTATCTCTACGTACTTTACCGTTTAAATATCTACTAGCTTCTCTTTCAATTATATATGTTCTAGCAGCTACATAATCTACAGTAAGCCCGGGGCGCCAACCCCATCCAATAGGCATCATTTCATCTTCAGTCATCGTCTCCCTCCTTAAATCTTGCAATTATTTTATCAAACGTAAGTTTAGTAGAACTTTGCATACTACGTAGTTTACCTAAACTTAATCTACATCCTACTATCTCTTCAATTTCCTCAAGAGTATAGGCTTTGCCTTCTACTCTAAGCAATCCTTTTCTATACGTTTTCTGACTAGAATGCCTTGAAGGGTTACGATGAATATGACAAGGCACTCCATATGAACTGTTTTTCATGCTCTAAAGCTCCTAAAAACTGGAAGTAATGGAACTCCATCTGCTGATTCTTTAAAATACTTAATCGTAACTAACTTACCTAGTAACTTGTCACGAGTGGCCCATAAATTGTAGCGTTGTAGTTCTGTAAACCCAGAACCTACCCAACATGTGGTTCCATTAGTAAGCCGAAGTTTTAAACTACCGAGAGCTTCTAACTCAACCATACCGTCTTTGTTATGGCTTCGCTTTGTATAACCAAGCTCGTCTAACTCGGCTTCGTTAGCGTTATGGCGTAAAGGAGCTACATCTATAACGACACCTTCAATATCTTTAAATCGTTTGACTTTTTGTAGTTCCGGCCAGCAAACTCCACTGCGCCCAAACTTATATAGCCCATTGGCGTCGCGGAGCATCACGCCTTCGCCACCTAAAGCAAGGACGCTTTGCTCAAACTTGTCTAAGTCTGTATCTTGTTTAACTTCGTAATGCGGTAAGATATTAACGTACTCTATTTTTTCTACTTTTTGTAAACTTTCGTATCTACTTAACCACGGTGTGTTTGGTATAAATCTATCAAATAGATGGATTTCAAACGGGTCGTCGCTGTAGAATGACATAGCGACAGACACACTTTTTTGTAAAACATCTTGACTATACAAACTACCAGATGTAAGTTCGCCGTCGCAGCCTTCAAGTAGTTTCTTATTAGCTCTTGCAAACTCTTGAAGTTTAGTATTAGGTAAGGGCTTAAGCGATCTACTATACGCAATTCCGTCGAAAAACAAAATCCGCACACCGTCGATTTTCTCGCTCATATAGAGCGATTTAGGATTTTCCCGTACTTTTTCACTATTGACTGCTAAAAGCGGGCGGAATCCATGTGGGATCATATACTACCCCCGCAAAAGTGATATTGGATTGATGTTAGTCGAAACTGAATAATAAACAGACAACTCACATTCTATTGTTATTCGTTCTATAAGCAGCACAGCTTTTAGCGGTATGACCATTACAGTCGAGTATTCTATCTCACTGTCTTCGTCTTCTTGCGTTTCAATCTGAAAACTGACCACTGGAAACGCAGTATCATGCCCTTCAAATATAAATGACGTAGCATGTACTACGATAAATTGAGGGAGAACGCCTTTATATTCAGGCGTTGTGGTAACCCTAAAAGCTATGCAACTTTCCATAAAGCCTCCCTAATTTAAATGGAGTTTATTAGTTGACAAAATAGGAGTTAGTTTCTTAGCTTCAGTAATACAATCAGCATTTGAAAGAGCTTCTGTATCAAAAATAAAACAATCCACTTCAACAGGCGGCAAGCCTGTTTTTTCTAACAGATTAGCTTTCTTAATACCCTTAAGCAGCTTTCTGTCTTTTAGCGCAGAAACTAGCCAGCCATACTCAATTTTATAGAAATTGCAGTAATCAATCAGAGCTTTCTTAGTTACATAAACTTCATTAATTTGTTTACCAATACCTTGGTATCTAACTGCAATACTACGAGCATTGGGCGGAACCATAATCATGTTGGAAGAGCCATCATCACGTATAGTAGTTCCCAAATTTTCAAGCAAGAACTGATTGAGTACGTTGAGCGGATCGCCAAAGTTGTCTTTTATAGTAGTTCTAATAGACTTCATAGCGGCAACCGCCCATTCAAATATTGACTTAACATCGTAAGTATGCAAGCCAATACTCTTCGCAATCTCACCGCCAACCTTCATGGCAGCCAAAGACGCTAACCAAAATCGTTCAGCCGGTGCCGATTGATACTGCGCAGTAATCTCTTTCATTGCCTCATTCATACGACGGCGAACAGATACAAGATTGTCTACCAAATACTGAACGTAGACTTTACCAGCAATACCATAGTTAGCGTCAAGAACGTTCTTTGCTTCATCTATTACTAATGCGTTACACGCTAACGCTGGACTAACTTCAAACTCTAAAACCCGGTAAGCCTGTCCGTTATTTCCAGCGCGAATACGAGCTATTTTGGTATAGATGGACGTATTAGAACTACTAATTATAACAGTCTTCCAAGTAGTCTCGTTAGTTTTCGTAATACCAGAAATGTTAGCGCGTTCTTTACCACGTCCACCAGATATTTCGTACAACAAAGTGCCCAACGCCTCGGGGTCCATCTCGGTCAACTCATCGAAAGTCACCGGAAGATTCCGCATAGCGCCGATCCGATTAAGCATCGGAATTCTGTTGTCATGCGTAAGAATCATCCGTTCGTTGGGTGTACCCCAAATACTAGTCGCAAACCGTTGGGCGGTGGACTTACCTCGACCAGAACCGCCATATAAGTTAACCAAAATGCCATTATATGGAGTGAACTCAATTAATGGCGCTGCAAACCCCATAAGCGCGGCAGCGATCAACGGTTCAGAATTAGGTATTTCATTCAGACAACTAAAAGCTCGAATCCACTTTTCTAAATTTCCCGACGACGAACTAGCCGCAGATTTAACGGGTAAAAGTACAGGACTGATGCTGGTATTCGGTGTCCACTGTCTGTCGTGGTAAACCATGTCGCCGAGGATAAACTCTGCGACGTTTTCATTATTGATGTCTGGAAACCTCCAACCAAGCTGCGAGTAATTTTTGACGGCGGGCTTGCGTGCTTGTAGTTCCCTGACATAGTTAGTAAGGTACTTGAATAAGTACGGTGCAAAGGATCGCTCGGGTAGAATACCATAGTCAGCTAAAAATACTCCTAGTCTCTTATCGTCAGCCAATAAACTCATTGGCATTTTAATGATGCGGTCACCATCGTGCGGAAACTTGACCAAAAACTCCACCATTTCTTGGCCTGTGTACTCATCCTTACACCGCCTATGGGGTACAATCAAGAAGTCAAATATCCGCACAATAGCATCTGCTTTGTGCATAAATATCTGGCCGTCCTTTATAAAATACGGCTTTGGCGGTTCTACTTCGCCAAGGTCTTCTATTCTAGGCTTTTCAGTAGGAGAAGAGCTTAATATAAGCTGAACGTCCTCCTCGTCTGTATTCGCGATCTTTCGGCCAGCCGCTACAGGGCTGCCGACGAAGCCTCGTAGCGGGCATGTCCTGCATCGATCCGGGAACATACCGCCCAGGGTGTCACACGTTGCAGGCCCGATGCCGTTCTGGACTAGCTGGTCGATCTTTTTCAGCGTCCCGGCTAGGGTATAGCCGGGGTGCCCTTTTGAGAATGCTATCGCAGCTTCAGTGTCGCTATTTGGGTCAGTAATGAAAACAAATCGAGCAACAGACAGGGCCGCATACCACTCCGGTTCAGAAGCGGTTTCTTTGTTATCAATATATTCTCTAATCCAGTTACAAGCTTTGACTACGTGATTTATATGCACGCGGTCTTCTGCTTTAATAACTGAGTATTCCTTAGTCGGAACTGGGGTAGATGTAACTAGAGATTCGGAATCTTCTGACAGAAAAATGCGATGGTCTACTTCGCCATCAGCATCCTGCAATATAGACACCAGTTTAACTTGACCATGCTTATGATTAAGCGACCCCGGAAGACGTAGTAAAGCGGACTTATCTCGTGGACGCGATCCGTCGGCGACTAGTTTAGGCGCTATTTTAGATACGGTATTAAAGAACTCTGTAGCTACTTTAGTCCAAGTAGCCGGAGATAAGTGAGTGTCAAGCGGCCAGTAAATATGCAACCCCAAGCCTGAATCTACGATCCAAGGATTAGGCAGGTTTGCACTTTGACGTAGTTTTTCTAGCTCGCTTAGAGCTTCTTCATAAGAATGGCAATAGACCGGGCTATCTGGACGTATGTCTACATCCAGATATAGTGATTTAATATACTTTACGTTAGTATTCTTACGAAAGCCATTATTAGCTGGCTTTTCTTCTACGTAAGATGATGGCGAAAAATAAAGTTCTCTGTTAGAGTTAGATTGAATTATAGAAGGAAGGAGTTTTCTAAGCTCATCCATACCCTTAATCGGAATATGGACTAACTTTGATAGTCTTGATTTCCCGTCTTCTAGTTTTGCACTTGCAATGCAGTAAAGCCCATCGGGCGGTAAAATAGATTCAAAAAAGTCCATACTTTGCGTCCCTGTCGCAAAGAGATAGCCCCCTTGTCCGGCACGTCGGGGGGCATACGACGCGGGAGGATGTACGCCGGACTGTACTGTACTTAGTTAGCTAGCTTGGCGGCTAGCATTAAGCTTTTCCAGAATTCTCTGGATATTCGCAGTAGTGCCAGTAGTAGGCGCGGCAGCAGGTGCCGGGACGGCCTGCTGGATCATAGCACTAGGCTGCGGTGACGAGAACGGAATAGCCATCTGCTGCGGCTCAGAAGGCATTACAGCGGGGGTCGGAGGGGTTGGACCAGGCTGAACAGCAGGAGCACCCACAGAAGCGCCCACAGAAGCGGTTCTATATTCGACTTTACAAACCTCTTCAACTACATTATAATTATCACACACCCGCTTAACTATTGCAGCAGTTTGTGGATCAATAACACTACGAGCTTCAAACAACAGTTTTGGTACAGATTCGTTTGAGTCAAAACTCAAGCGAGTAATGAGGTGCTGAAATTCAAACTGTGTGCGGCTAACAGCCTTGGCATAGTCGATAAAATTAAACTTTCTAGCTTGTGAATACGAGGTGCCAAACAAGCCCTTAGCCTTAACATCAAGCCGCCACACTCGGCCTTCAGGATCGCCGACAATAATGACAGCTAAACGGCGGAAATAAGCACAGGCTTTGCCAACACCATCGCCACTAAGCGACGAACCCTTAATGTTCTGCGGACAGAGATCGCATTGTGCCGCTTGCTTAGCACGAGCATTATCTGAAGGCTTTTTGCCATCAGCACTGTAACAAGCAGGCGTTACGTTTTCTGCATTAGGATCGTACTTAGTGTCGTAATAAACCCGACTCGTATGCGGCGCACTACCGACGATCACGACATCCAAATATGTCGTATCAAACGGGTCCATCTCCTGCCCGTTAACAACACAACGAAATCGATTGCCTTTTAGACTAATGTAGTCCGCACCTTGAGCCGGTGCGATCTCTCTTGCAATCGGACGAACTTCAAAATTTAAATAATCAGGAAGTGCGACTGCATTATTTGGTTCAAAAAGAGTCAAGTCACTCATATCTCCTCCACAGAATTATACAGGTTCGCAGAAAAACGTCACAAGCATATCGCGCGCGGCATCTAAATCTTTTGCGTATGCTTCGCTATAAAAGTACTTAGTATTGCCTTCTTTAGAGACACAATCTCCTGAAAACTCTAAAATATATCCGTTACTTATCTGCTTAAGTCTCACGACTTTATTACTTGTGTTTTTACTATGTTCAATAAGATCAAGTTCTACAATACTATCCATCACTTCGCTCTCACTATTGGTTGATATTCCTGAAACACCGTTATCCCTGGGGGTGTCATCCCGGTTTCTTCGACAAACTGCTTGACAACAGAATCGCTTAACCTACGCTGCAATAAATCAAACCTCCCATTTTTAGCCATAAACTCGTGAATCAGCGCCCAATCTTCGGCCTTTGCACGAGTCTTAAGCTCAAGATAAACAGTGCCCTTAGTACCGCCAAAACTCCTGATCCCGTCAGCTAATAATCGTTTATGCAGCTCTTCCTCAATAATCTCCATCTGGGCTTTATAAACGTTATCAGTAGCCTCATAGTTTTTTCTATGTTCAGACCTGATCTCGCGAAGTTCCAAATATGCAGAAATCAAATCATCAATCGAGACTTGCGTCGAGCCGTCCATCGTTCTGTCCTCTCCCGAGCAGTTCGTTGAGTGTATCTGCCGCTTCCTGAAGGTTGCCTGAATGGATCACGAGGAAGGTGCCGCCAGATTTCTTAATGTTGTCTGACTCTCGTTCCTGCATTTTCGTTAGTTTACTCGTCGGTTCAGCTTTTGTTTCAATTGCAATGAAATGACCATTGCAACATACTGTAAAATCTGGAATACCTGGTCTGCCCATGCCGGTCATATATGGCATATGATACCAAACATCATCACCATAACTATCGAGAAGCCTCTTTAATCTAGCTTTTACTGCACGCTCACTCATATCTACCTCCTGCCATTGTATTCACATGTTGTAACAACACAATGCCTCTTACATAATCCACTAGGTTTAGGGTAAAATGTATTAGTGCTTATTGCTTTTTCAATAGCTGCACTACGTTCCAACAAACTAGCTTTTAATCTTGGTATATCGTCGCGCGTGTATTGCTCAGACGCTATATCCCCAAACTTTACAAATATAAACGAAGCAGTTAGCTTTTGAATCTTCGGATAGTGGATAAACGTCAGTAGAGCCATGTCCATTAACTGGACTGAATCTTTAACTGGCTTGCCAGTTTTGTAGTCGTAAATAGTACCAGATGTACCGCATGGGTCTATATGCAGCAAATCACCTTTACCACGGAACCAAACTTTAGGATCAAAAAAGTCCACGGGATTGAAAGAGGAATCAATTCCCATAGGTAATTCTACGTACCTTTCTCCAGGAATCGACTCCAAATATTGACATAGTGGTTCTAAATACTGAACATTTTCAGGAAGCGCCACTCGCTTACCGATTCGTTCCTCTAAGCATTTGTGTACGTGATTCCCCCACTTAAGGTATTCAGTCTCAGGCTCTTTAAAGTTCTTATCAATGCGAACTTCTTTGCACTGACGAGGGCACGTCTCAAACGCATTGAGCAAACTATACGAGTAAGCGAGTGGCTTTGACATACTATGTACCTTACTTGACTGAATCAAACATCGTAAGCATAAGCCTCTCCTGCTCGTGTTGAACAGCTGATTCTAAAGTAAGGTAAGACCTACCATTACAATAATACAAATCTCCGTCAATAGCACGACTAATGACAGCCAACACTCGCCCACGATGATGTAAATACACCGTTTCGGAATCTTTTCTGCAAATGATTTGCATAATATCCGACGAACACTCAATAGATTTTGAATTGGTCTTTTTCATTTGATCTCTCCATAATAAGTGCCATGACTAGTCTTAGCGGCCAGCGGAACATCAGGCCACCAATCCACAGGGGCACTCATAATCCTGTGGATTTGTTCAACGCACTCCTCTAACCTGCTACTCGGTACTGCATACACAAGCTCGTCGTGAGTAGTCATAACTAACTTTGCATCTTCGACACTACTAGCAATCTCTAGCGCCTTGTCAAACATAATATTCCGCGCAATGGACTGCGCCAAATTCTCTACTAACTTGCCGCCAAATAAATGTTCCCTACCAGTGGCCGGTACAAAGTATAGTTCACGATTGTCATTGTCGTAAGACAAGTTAGGGTATTTAACTTTCAACCCACAAGGTAATTGAAAGCCATATTCAATCGCTCCGTTCGGCAGTTCCCAGTAATCAAAAATAACTGGGACATTATTAACCACACCCCTCATTTGAGTTTTGAAGACATTCTCTATGGTCTTCCAAAGTCTTGGAATCAAATGGAATGTATTACGAAAGCCAGCCACAATAGACTCCGCTTCCGTAGGACTAATACTGACGCCCATGGATTCCGCATAAGTCATGAACTTGGAAGCGCCCATGCCAAAGCCGCACCCAAGGACTGCTGATTTAGCGATTTGCCGTTCATTTGGATGGTCTTCGGCATTTATTTCTTTGCCATACATTTTACTGGCGAACCAGCAATACAGATCGTCGCCTCGGCGGAGCACGTCGAGGGCGTCGTAGTGCCCGGCCATTGCCAGCGTGACCCGAAGCTCGATCTGGGACAGGTCTGACACCACCAGAGAGCGCCCCTCCCGCGCTCTAATGGCCGATCTAAGCCCACCCCCTCGGGGTAGGTTCTGCATGTTGAGCTTGTCGCCTCCTGAGAGCCTGTGAGTCTGCACAGCGCCACTATAGCGGTATGGCACCCCTAAATGGCTGAACTGGGCCAGTCTAAGAAACCGGGCCGCCCGGGTCTCCTCGATGGTCGACGAAGATTCCAACTTGGCGGCCACCAGGGCCTGAATGTCCGGATTCGGGTGCTCTAGTAATGCCTTAATCTCGGGGTCATTTTTGGCAAAAGCGTAGGTTTCTTTGCCAGTCGTTGGTGAGATTTTTGTCGGCGGCTTAACGCCAAACTTTCTTAACGTTTCTGCAAATACCTCCCGTTTTCGTAACTCGGATACATCCCTAACTCCGGCTCTTGCAAAGACCGTCTTTTTACGCTCAATGACCCGATTGTAGTATGATTCGATTCTTTCTCTGTCGAGTTTTATGTAGTTATCGAACGCCATCCGTGAGACCAGATCACACAACACAAGTTCGCGGGGCGGCATATACTTAAAGAGAACAACGGCAATTTTAGCCGTGAGTTCTACGTCTCGCTTACAATATTCGGCTAATTTGTCTGATATATACGACGGAAGTTCTCTTAAACCTTTAGTGTCGCTCAGACCGTCTAGTTTATCAATACCGAATAAGTATTGGCTCACACTACCTAGACTATGGCTACCTAATGTATTGCCCAACACAGCGCGTGACATGCTCGCTGTGTCAATAATAAAATCTGGAACATAGCCTAGCCGGGCAAGAATGTTGCCCTCAAATATGGCGTTGTGGCATACTACATTAAAGTTACTTTCTTGCTTTAGTTGCTTGATTAAGTCTTCAACGGAAACGAAATTGTCAAAGTAATAAGGCTCTGAAATCTCTCCAGTCGCCAGATCAACCGTGGCTAGTCCTACACCGTGAATTTTGAACTTATCGAAGTAGACATACTCCTGCGTGGTCATTTTGCTAAGAGAGTATTCGTCATCATAATAAGTCTCAAAATCCATCACTAATGCTTTCACTTTTCTCCTCCGAGTACATTTCCCTTATTCTGTACTCTATTGTATTATAAAGCAAATCGAAGTCTACAAAATTAATGTCGTCTATTTCAATCAAAAAATCCCAACCTCCTTTATTGATCTTCGAGATGCGAGTACCCTGAATGTTTAAATACAAAGAAACTGGGAGAGGTTGGACACCCGATCTAATCCTGCAAACAAGCACCCTCAAATAGTTTATTATCTTACTCGGAAGTTTGCGTACCTTCCTCTTTGGCATTGCCCTGCTCCTCTGCGTGCCTTTCCAATAACCGACCGATCTCTGAAACGATAGAGAAAGTCATGTCCCCATTCAACCCTATAAACCCGCCACGAGGATCAAATGATTCTTTTAATTCTGTAGCTACTGCTTTAGGACTCGCGCCCAGGTTAAGCGCCATTGTAGCTAACCTTGTAACAGCAGTAAGCCATGCCACACTTTCGGCATGTTTAGTATTAGAAAACAACTCTACGGGGTTGCCGTTAGCATCGTTATTTATGGTGACATAAACTGCGCCTTCGATGTAAGGACAACGAATTTTGTAAGTCTTACCATCCAATCTAACGGGTCTTGACATACGCCCCTCTAAATCAAGAGTAAAAAGCCGTAGCGCATTACGCGCTACGGCTTACAGTGTGGACCATACTCACTCGTATTAAGACTGATTACGAGGAGTACGAGGAGTACGAGGCTTCCGAGGCTTCACCGTAGATGGATCACGGTAGAAAATCCCGATCTGCGGCACACCATTGAATGCCTGAAGGATTTGCGCCGTAACCTCATCCTTAGCAGCAGTCGTTTGGTCAATCAAACGAACGTAAAAGTACCGTCCATGAGTCTTGGCGTGAGCATTCGCTGCCGACTGCACAGCCTTAAGACCCTTGGTTTCGGCCAACGGAATGAATGCCGCCTTGCCCGGCGCATTGATGGCCTCGAACGGATACATCGACTTACGACCGCCACCACGAAGATGGCTGGTATCACGGACAACCTTCGGAACCATCACATTGTCAAACACTTGGAAGTTGTAGCTCATTTTAAATCACCTCACTAAAGTTGTCAAAGAGATCAAACAATTCACGTTGTGCGGCTTCTTTTTTCTTCAGGGCATCGTATACTCTCCATTCAAGTGGATGGCATCCTACATTGTAGACCACAGTCTTGTCAACTTGACCTTTTCGGTGCATCCGTTTGTTAGCTTGGGCATAAGTCTCCTGGTTGTACACAGGGCTGTACCAGATTGTTGCTTTAGCGTTTACTAATGTAAGGCCATGACTTGCAACGTCCGGATGGCATACAAGGGCTTTGTACATGCCACCCCGAAACTCGTTGAAAATCCTAGCCCTCTCACCAGCACTGGTCGCACCGTAGACCGACGCTACTTCGTAGCCGCTACTGTGCAACGCTTGGACCAGCAAAGGTATAGTAGCAACGAACGGTGCGAAGATCAATACCTGTCCCTGCACATCACCGACGATTTCTAGCACTGCGTTTAATCGAGGTTCAGGTAAGATAGTGATAGGGTCATTCGATCCGGTCGAAGACCGGACCGCTCCTGCTAAGATTTGCAGGAGCTTTGTGGCCCTGACCGCAGACGTAGTGGCCTTCGCCACCTTACCGTCACACTCGATCTGCAACTGATCGACCATCTCATTAAAGTATACACGCTGTTCTTTAGTCAATTCTGCGTGTCGATTAACATACGTAATCTCTGGTAGATCAATGCAGTCTTCTGCGGCAAATCGAACCGCAGGAAACATAAACTTTTTTACTTCTTCAATCGCTTTTGGCTTAGGAACCCACTTAAACGGCCCTTGTTTGTACATGAATGTATTAAGAAACGTTGCTTTGTTTCTCGCAACGCTCAAGTTAGGATACATCATATGCAAAAGTGGGTAAGCATCTAGTAAACTATTAGCCATTGGCGTTCCTGTCATTATGACAGTACGCATCGGTTTTGATTTCCGTATAGCTGTTACAGCTTTGTAGATGTTAGTCCGTGTAGACTTAAAGTTCCTAGTTGCCTCATCAATCACGAGCATGTCGTACTTTTCTGCGATTAGTTTGTCTTTTAGTACGGCCAGCCCGTGATGATTTATGATATGGACTTGTGCGTCTATTTGCAGTGCTTTTAGCTTAGCCTGCTTATCCCCAAACAAGTTAGCTATTCGGATATGCGGTGCAGCCAAGAAAAACTCTCGTGCCCATTCGGGTTGGACAGAAATAGGACTTGCTATTAGCGCTTTTTTGATTTTACCTACTTTGAGTAGATAGTCAATGGCCCAGATTACACACCGAGTTTTGCCAGTACCTGGGTCATTGAATATAAAAATGTCGTCGTAAAGCGTTATATAATCTGTTGTTATTTCTTGATGCTTCATGGGCTTGTCTGGACCTACAAACGCCCATGATCCTTGTTGCCGTGCCAGAGCGCACGGCGTTGGAATAGACTGATATATCTGGGAATTCATGCCAAAAATGGCATGAAGTGTTGATACAGTATCCCAAGAATAATCTATTGAACTTAGTTTTGGGTGGTGCTTCTCTAGTTTAAAGTGTTTACTAAGTGGATATAGCTTCTCAATATATTCTAGAGTTTCGGTATGAAGCCATATCCTACCGTCAATGAAAACTGGGAGAATCGGGCAACTCATTACCAACTAGCTCCATTAACGCTATAGTTGCTAACCGACAGCTTTCAAGTATCTTCCGTATATCGTCTGAATCTAGCTGGATATTAAAAAGAGTCTTAGCTATCAGAAAGCCGTAAGCTATAGAAAACAAAAAAATGCATTCCTTTTGTAAATTAGCTTCTTTTTCACTTTCAGGTTTATATATAGCAGCAAGAGTGAAAGCTCTATGGCAAAAGTCAGCTAAGTCTTCCGCCGCTCCCTCTTTAAATTCCAACTCGTTATTAGAATTAATTTGAACGTATGTAGTTTCAGAATTCATGTCCTTCTCTCTTAAGCGTCTGCCGCATAGATTCTATCACTTGTTCGTAAGATATTACTTGTTTAATTTTATTTGTTAGCTGCCAATATCCTGGTCTGCCGTATGACCTAGCAACGGCCACCGCCAGGACCTCGGCAGCCTCCATCGGAGTTTGGCAGTCCGCGACTGAACGCGGACTTAACCACTCTGTGACTGGACGAACGATTTGCTCCATCGTTCTAGCATAGCCTATCCTAGCTAGTAGCCAAACTAATCTGGAAGGCTCTACGCATTTATCCCATGCTTCTTTAGATGATACTGATTCATCAGCGTCGTCCGCATAGGATCGGCATGCACCTAGCTTCTTAATCGCATCACTCCAATTGTTCATAGTAAAGTACTAACACTAAAGAGCCTGTGATTTCCGACTACTGATCTAGAATAAATGTATGGATAACTAGAAGTACAGACTTCTCCCGTATATCTTTTTATTTTAACAAAATCGCCTGTTCTAATCACTGACTGACTATAAATATGTTGCAGTCTATGTATCTCTGATTTAATTATAAGACCTGTTTTACTACGAATTCTAGAGTACGCTATCATACTACGGTCCTAAACATTCTGAAAAATAGTAAATATTATGTTTGTTTAAGATTCTTGAATAAGTGTAAACGTATGGAAACCTGCAAATTTCCGATAAATACTTTATTCGTCCAAACTTATTAGGACAGATTTTGCTTTGTATATAGCTACCGTAAAGGCTGCAAATTATTGTTTTATTTACCAAGCCTTTACTTAAGTAAAGTTCAGATCGCATATGTATATCTTCTTACTTTAACAAATCTGCCTTATGAAAATAGTAGACATTACATTTGATACTGTAGAATGAGTATATACATCTGGAAACTTATGAATTTCGGATAAATATCTTATCCGCCAGCGTGCATTTAGACAAATTCTGCTTTGTGTATGAATATGGCGAAAGCCACGAATTATTGTTCTACTGACTAAACCAAAATTTGAGTGGACTTCAGATCGCATACTAACAAAATCTCGCAATAACGCTACTAAAGTACACTTTATTGCCTTTTCTTATTGTTGATCGAACATTCAAATGTACGCCATTATAAACCTCTGTCTCTCTTACTCTGGACCTCTTTCCACTAAAACTTTTCAGATTAACTCTAGATGATGTATAGACATATGGATTTACATAAATCTCTGTTTCACCCATCAGTCCTAAGTTTGTATATATTTCTGATCGTGAATAATTAAGAAACACCGATCATCTCCATACTTTTTCAATTCTAGATTTAAATATGTTAAATCCGGGCATAACCGTTTCTGCCCAACAACAGGGCTTATTAACCACGGTCGATTTATACCGTGGCGCTCCTCCTTTCTTAGTAACTATCATAGATTTAGACCTTATAGCTTTCCCTTTAGTAATATAGTAGGAGTTAGTAATAAAATAATTTTTGTGCTGGACCTCAGCACTATAAAAGTATCTTAGCATAAACCTTGGAGCTGAAATTTTCCGCATACCCCGTCATTGTTGTCTCCGCAAAGAAACGGAGTTCATTCCGTTTTTTAATAACCATATATGACGTATATCTGGGGCTCCTCCTTTTGTAGTGTAATAAGATTCAGTAAAGTTGTAATACTTATTTTTATGTCTGATTTCAGTCTCAGTAAAAAACTTAACTACTGATCTTTGTCTTAGTTTCAACATAACTAGAACCATATAACATATAGGTGCCTGACTTTTGCGCGTAGGTACTATGCAAAAATGTTTTGTTTTTTCCAGATTTTATTTCAGAGCAAATAAATTGCCCTACATTTGATTCTAACAGAGTTGTTTTATCTTTGTAAACTAGCACTGAATGTGTGGCGTATTTTCCCACAAACGAGTGTTGAAGAGTGCGAGTTAAAGTATTCATACGTTATTCCAAACGCTGTTTTTCTGTACGTGGTGGGGCTGGAGGGACTCGAACCCTCATGGCGTTAGCCGGCGGATTTTAAGTCCGCTGTGTCTACCAGTTGCACCACAACCCCTATTATGGTGGGCCTGCTCGGATTCGAACCGAGAACCAACCGCTTATGAGGCGGCTGCTCTAACCTTTAAGCTACAGGCCCATTAATCGCAATCAAGTTCGGCAACGTACAACGTCGCCAAACGGGTACTCGACAGTACCCGACAAGTCTACCCAGACCAGCGGGTATGATGGCGGAGTGCTTGGAAACACACCGTAACCGTCAGTAATGTACAGAACCACATCTGGCGAATGTGATCCCATACGCTCAAGAGCTTCGCAGAAGCTAGTACCGCCACCTCCACGAAACTCCATAGGAGAATCCAGCATACTGGAAGGCGTAGTCTCTTCTTCATAAGCCACTCTGATATCTGCATCCATGCGATGCACAGTCCGCACGCAGACTTGTGTCAGAATATCTTTGATTACCCCGACGACTCTGCTGAAAAACTCGTCCATCGAAGCACTGGTGTCGAAGATAACTCCGACCTTCTCGATGCCCGGACAGTTCAACGTCGGCGAAATGACGCCGCTAACCCCATAACTAACTACAGCCATTTTCTTTAGGCTATAATCAGTTGGCGATAGAGCGTTTAGATATTGACTAAGTTCCGACGCCCAATCGTGGGGCGGAACCCAGGCCGATTCTACCGCTTTAACTAACTCTTGGGGAATACTCCCAGGAGGGGCGGCAGTAACAACCGACTGCACCGCCATCCGCAGGTCTTGAACCTCCTGGGAAGACAGCGGATTTGTTTCAGATTCCCGACCACAATCGGTCAGGACTGAGTTCTGCACAATGCTCTCAAGGGCGTCCTTGTCCTGATTCTGAACGAGCCAGTTATATACTCGTTCGCTAGTCCATTCATGGGGGTTGTACCCCATGTCAGGAAACTTCGATGCCGTGATAATCTTATCCGGCATCGAAAAAGTAAACTGGTTACTGAACAAGAACTCGTTAATAACGAGATCTTGTGCCACATTGAACGTGCGCGGATTCCGACCTTTTGTTCTTCCAAAAAAATCATAACCCAAATGCAGTGCTTCGTGCGCAAGCACAAACACTTGCGAATCTACATCCAAACTGCTCCAGAAATCTGGATTAACCAAGATTTGCCGCCCATTCGTGGCGGCAGTGGGAATCGAACGATCCTCCTTAATCGGGAGGATCTTAGCGAACCCATAAATTACTGGGTTCATCTTGAAAAGACGCATCAACGCCTTGGAGTATTTGCTAAACATTATCTTCTCCTCTTGATTACTGTCTTAAACTCCCTACTCCAAACGGGGAGTTTAGCTTTTCTTGGCTCTAAAAGCTCGAACGGCGGTAAAGAAACCGCCGTAACAAAACAACTTGCATGTATAATCGATTGATCGTACATGCGGACAAAAGACCGAGGATAGGTGACCTCACCTATCTTGATGCAAGATTTTTCATTCATCCATTTCATCCCACAAAAGTCGGGCACCGTGCAACGGTGCCCGACTCGATTGACCAGATCAAGCCCTAGTAATGGGCTTGTCTGGCAACTCATGCGGGAACTCCCGCCATCCAGTGATGGAGGAGTAACGAACCGCATAAAATGCGGTTGCGAAGGGGTATACTTCGTGCAACGCCGCTGTGCCCTTTTGGGCGATGTCAGTGACAACGCCCATCTGCACAACCATGCTAACTTTATCCAAAATCCAAAATTCTCCATCCTTGGACCTACCACGGAACCGACCGATAAAGAAAAACCTATCGGTGTCGACCCAAATTGAAGTGCCGATTTCAGGATCACCGATATTAAGGGCGGGCAGGTTGGTGTCGTTAGTGGTGGTAGTGTCGTCGATGTTGATGCCAAACATTGTGCTTCTCCTCTAATTACTTGTTGAGATACCGCCCGATTTCTCGGGCGAAGATTTGATACGCGTGAGTGCTAGCAAAGTGCGAGGACTTTGCTAGCAAGTTATCCCACATGACCTTTTGTTCCTCAGCCGGGAACCGGCTGATTAGACCTCCCATTCGATCAACTACAGCCTCCTTTGCAAGCCCGATAATTTGGTTGACAATCAGTGACCGAACAACCGGATTGCTCGGTATCTCCATTGTGGCGATCTGGGCCTTATCCATGCCCGAGAAATCAGGCAACTCAGCCCAGAGGCGGATAATCGCCTCACATTGGGCGGCTGCCTTGTCACCGACATGGCTGGCAATAATCGCCAGCCGATTGATCGATGAGATGGTGTTATTTTGCAGCAGCATTTCTGCTGCCGACAGTTCAGCACTACACTCCACCCAACCGCGATGAGTTGGGAGTTTATCGGCTTTGATCTCGATATCTTTGTAAGCCCCCTTTAGGAAGTGCGACAACTCGGGGTTGTATTCGATTGCAGTGGCCACCGCAGGGTGGCCGTTTACCCGAAGATAATCGACGTATTCCTGGTCCGTTGGACCAAGGTACGTGATTGTCGGGCATCGGGTGTTAATCAATCGGCTGATAGCCGACGTACCAGCCGTATCTCCTACCCTGTTTGCAGTCAGAATAAAAGTCTGACCTTTCGGCAATGCCTTGCCCTGAATCGTGCGATTCAGGACAACTTCTCCGAGTAAGGCCTGTGTGGTGGGCACCATGTGCCCAAACTCATCGATCAAATGGATAGTACCCTCGGGACTATTCATAAATCGAGAGTTACGCAAAAAAGTGTAGTCATCGAAGTTCTTCGATGGCACGTTGATGCCGAAACTCTCTGGACTAATCGACGGTCCAATATGGACCTCGACATGACGGCCAAGGACCTTGGCCGCCTCAAACACAGCACTAGTCTTGCCCACACCATTCGGTCCCTGAATAATCAGGGACTTGGTCGCAGAAATAGCGACCAGAAGTCGCTCCATCAAAACCTTATGCCCAATGATTTCATTCAACATCTGCCGACCTCCCGATTAATTAATTAATTATGCACCGCCTATAGTCAGGCGGCGCGAGGGTAGAATCCCACAGCGATCCTGAACCGACCCTGAACGGGGTCTCGCGCGGGGGCGCGCACCTGCGTGCGCCTGCGTGCGGTTAGACCAATCCAAGTTCTTTTTTCAGAACATAGGCTACTAACCGCTTATTCACTTGCTCTGGCAGAATAATCTCGCCAGACTGAATGTTTTCTAATGCACAGCGCAGCAAGTGCTGCCTATCTGCGCCCATTGGGATATTATCCACCCTGACTAAAAAAGCATCTGGACGCAGATCTAGCGCATCATATATTGCTCACTATATATTTAGATTACTCCCATCTTTTCTTTAGGAGCGTTTAAAATTTCGGCATACTTCTCCTTGAATCCAAAGAGAGCGTACGCCCAAAAATGGGTGCCCATTCGCTCCTGCATATAGCGTAGGGCGTAGTAATCGTGTTTTTCAAGTGCGTGGTTAATAGATTGGCTGATTACGTCCTCTATGAGAGGAACTAAGTCATCTTTCTCTATGTCCAAGTCATCCTTTCTATGTCGAATTTCTTTACCATCGGGACTATAACCCCAATAGCAATAAAAATCGACAGATCTACAGTCCTCCGAGGTAAACACGTTACCCCGGATGTCCTCATATTCTGCAAATATCAAAGACGTTGTATAGCTCCCATCATACATCGCCTTGATTTTGGCGACTTCGTCCAGCGCACGAAAGTGCGCTTCACGACCGGTCATACCGCGAAGACGGTATGACCTGACCAACTCTTGAAAATCGATGCAATGCCCTTTGTTTTGCAAACCGGGCCTTGCTTGTACCAAGACTTCGTAAGATCGCTTCTTTTTAGTTGGGTAGATATTTACATCTACCCATTCTAACGGGTTGTCGTGCCCGTCGTTGTACCTTAAAACAATTTCTAGCCCATTATGCTTTATCTTTTCGTACATTGTTCTTTCACCACCGTCTGGGCAACAAACTTTGAATTCAGCGTGTACACCTTGAATTCCTTTTCAATCTCTGCAAAAGCATTGTTCCGCGCATAGTCACGCGCTTCTCTCAAGTTATCGGTTTGCATTAGTACGCGATCACCGCGCACAACGATGTAAAGATTAGGATTAGATTTCATCGTTCTCTAGCCAATAAAGGAACACAAAAAGAATCACGAAGTACCACTTTAACTCCCACACGAAACGTAACAAAAGGATCAAAGTTTCGAAAATATCGTCCAACATTATGTGTCTCCTATATAGGTGGGCCTGCGATGCGAGGTTGCCACAGGAAGACTGAACGCCGGCTGAACGGGGTCGCGAGCGCGCAGGCGCGCGTTAAGAAAATGTGAAATTTTTTGTTGGCAAAAATTCAGTTTTGTTTACATTACGTCCACGACAGTAGGAGGGCTAGTGGCGGCGCTGTCCAGGCGTTGTAATAGATATCACTAGTAATATATATTTAATATATATAAGGAGATGTGTCTCAGTAGGTATAGGGCTTTCCTATAGTGTGTTCCCCGGGGAATCTATTACAAAATTTCAGCGCGCTGTCCGTTCAGATTCGGGCGTGGACTTATGCGGCCTCCAGGCCCGCCGTTCAGATTCGGTGAACTTCGATAAGTATTACTGAACTGTAATTAAACAGTAATAAATATTACTGGCTAGTAAAATCAATGACTTACGCGCGTCATCATGTAATGAAAACGAATCGTTAACGTTACTTTTACTTCGCTGAACATACTCTGAAATCTAGCAAAAATGCGGGCTAAATCCGTTACATTTCAGTCTTTTTTGAACGATCCGAACGTTAATGTAATGTATACGTCAAAATTTGACCAAATTTCACGCGGTTTTCACTAACTTCTTCACATTACCTTAACATTCGGGCTTAAAGACAAATTACCGTCGTATAGTCCCGTAAATAAGGAGAAACTAGTAGTATTTCCCGTGGGCGTCTAGGTTTAAATCGTAATATTATCACGCGGGGTTTTTGTTGCCTATTTGCCGTATAGTCTCGCAAATAGGTACTATTCGCCGTATAGTCTCGCAAATAAGGCATTCTAGAGCGTAAAAAATAATAAAGCCTCGAATATTCGAGGCTCGGCTGAACGAAAAATAAACGGCGAAGTGCAAGGTTCTGCATATTCAGGTTTTGTTCAGCATTGTTGTGCTACTCGCGCGCGCACGTGCGCGCGCACGTGCATATAGAGTTGGCATTCATTCATAGTCGTTCAGGTTCTGTTCATGTAGGCTATGCGACTCTAAGCGGGTCGACAGGATTGCATAGTGCAATCCGGACATTGGGAGTAACGCAATCGTGAAAAACTCAGCACTACGTGACGCAATCATCGATGCGACAACAAAAGTCGTTTCAGCCAAGTCAGCCAAGTCAGCCAAGTCAGCCAAGTCAGATAAGCCAGTAACGAAAGTGGAACTCGCCGCTCGATTGCGCGCACTAGAATCCGCTGGATTGCTTAAGAAAGCGGAGCGCCAAGATATTCCTGGTCATATCTGTTTCTGGGCGGGTAGTAGGCTTGCCGTATGGTCAGGCGTGGACCGTTCTGACTACTATCGAGTGTCTTTTCGAGTAGCCGAAGATGATCCAAGTGTAGTCATTACCGGTCGAGGTCTCTTGGATTCTGAGCGTATGGAACGTGCGACGCTCTCGGCGAAAGCCATTGCGAAGTATCTTCGCAATGGCGGCACATTGAATGTGCCGCCAGCGTCAGCACGGCCGCGAAAGGTAGCGGGCATTCGTATCACCGCGGATTAAGTCTAACCTAGGCTACGCCAGATATCTGGCGTAGCCTTTCTTTTTTCGGAGAGAAAACATGGACTTTTACGGTATTGTGAGAGAGTTAATTGCGAATCTTAAGCGCCAAGACTTGCTAAGCTTTGCTGTCAGTCTTAAGTGTCCAAAAGAATTGATTCCAGATTGCGGATTGGCTTTTCGCGAAATTGCGTGCAATATCGCGTCAAGTCTCGCGCGCGATTTTGGTATGTACTATCGCGAAGATGTAGTCCGTGTACTATCGGAAGCTTTGGTCGAAGCTTCGCATAGCCATGGCAGACTGCGTACAAAAAAGACTGTCGATAAGTACTTGAAAGACTTCAATGACGGTACAGATACGGGGCGGGCGATACTGTACGCAATAGGCGAGCCTAATCCTATCGAAGCTTTCATGAATGTTGTTCGTCTAACTGGCAATAATTTTCTTGATGCGCAGATGACCGAAAAAGATATCGTCGAATGGCTCGACCCACACAAACGAAAGCTTATCGATGAACTTGATTATGTTCTTCGAGGCCTAAGGAACTAACCTAGTCTAAGTCGCGCCAGATACTGGCGCGACTTTTTTCTGTCCTAAAACATGAAAATTTTTTCGTGTATTTGGATGCTTGTGTTGCTATGCGATTGTGGTAAACTAGAATCAGCAAACCTGTATTGGCAAGCCTGTATTTTTAGGCTTGCATAAGAAACGTGCAATCTGATTCTGCGCATCGAGGTGCGCGGCACCGGCCTCCGGGCCCCGGCCCCCCACGCGGACCACGAGGCCCCCCGCGCGCGCCGCCCCTCCCCCACCCCCCTATAACATCGACATCCCGACAAAACTCAACCATACCGCGCCCTCTATACCCCCATGCGGACCACGACCCCCGTGTACTTCGCAAAAGGCTCCCCGGACTTGATTTTATAGTACATGAGATGTACACTATCAGGCATGGGCAGCATGACCGTTTCCAACAAAGCGCTAAAATCTTATATCGTGCAGTCTGGATTTACTCCAGAATCGCTGTACAACTATCCTGCGCGCCACTTAATACCAGAGCAATATCTTGAAGAAGTGGGCATCCGTCGCATAGCAGAAATGCTATGTTATGGTATCAGTACTCGTAAAGTGGCAGAATACCTGGGTGTAAGTCCTATTATACTTAGACGTTGGATCAAGGAAGACCCAGAACGGGCTAGTTTTTACCAGACTGCTTTAGAAATTGCAGGCGAAGAGTTTGCCTTCAAAGCCATTGAAGAACTAGAACAAGCAGACGTGCATTCAAAAGCCGACGTTGCACGAGTCACGGCTATGGCCGACCATTTCCGGTTTATGGCTAAGTCGTTTAACAAAGACACATTTAGTGAGCGCAAAGAAATCAAAGGCACTACAACAGCGCCGTTTGTCCTTAATGTTTCGTTTGATCGTAGTAAGCAGTCTGTTATAGAACTGGACTCGGAATCTTATGGCGAAGCCTAAGCACTTTCTTAGTGATAAGCCAAAAAGCAACGAAATAAACTATAACGCAACTCCAACTGCTTCAGAGTTTCACCACTCTGACGCTGGTTTTCGTTGTTTATTAGGGCCTGTGGGCTGTGGTAAGTCTGTGGCCTGCGTGATGGAACTGCTGTTCCGTGCTTTGGAACAGGAACCGAATCCTCTTGGAGTGCGCGAAACAAAGTGGCTTATTGTTAGAAATACGTATCCAATGCTAGAATCGACTACGGTCGAGACTTTCGTTAGATGGATACCGGCATCAATATGCAAAATGACCTACGATTACCCCATTGAAGGGCATATATCCTGTCCTCATCCGTCGGGTGATGGAACCACAGTCGATGCTCGCTTTATATTTATGGCACTGGACAGGCCGGAAGATGCGAATAAACTGCTTTCTTCTGAGTATACTGGCGCGTGGTTGAACGAAGCGTCGGAAATTAATCGCGCTATTTTTGAGAGAATCTTCACTCGACTGCGGTTTCCACAGACGATCAAGGACAAAGACGGCAAACAAATCTATGGGCCGACGTGGAAAGGCGTGATCGCGGATACAAACCCGCCAAAAACTTCACATTGGATTTACGACGAGTTTGAAAACAAAAAGCCAAACCCAAAAATATCGCGGTTGTTTAAGTATCCACCTGCTGTTTATTACGATTACGAGAAGAAAGATTGGGTTGTAAACCCTGATGCAGAAAACTTGGTCAACTTACCAGACGACTACTACTCTAGCCAACTAGATCGACTTTCGGAAGACGAGATCAGAGTTTTCCTAGCTAACGAATACGGCATGGTCCGGCTTGGGATGCCGGTGTTCCCGCAGTATCAAGAGTCGTTACATGTCGCAAAGCAGCCGTTGCAGCCCCATCGAGGGCTGCCGCTCATTCTGGGGTTTGACTGGGGCCTGAACCCGGCAATGGTCGCAGCACAACTTACCCCAATGGGTAGGCTTCACGTTCTGGATGAGTTTAGCCCGGAAAATGAAGACTTGGAGTCGTTCCTAGACGACTACGTCGTGCCGCTCCTAAGGTCCAAATACAACGGCTTCAGAATCGAAGCTGTTGGCGATCCGGCTGGTCGTGGGCGTTCTGGTCTTGACAAGCGCACGCCGTTCGACGTGGTGCGTTCCAGGGGCATCCTAGCCCGTCCAGTGGGCAACAACTCCTTCGTCACCCGCAAGGAAGCTGTGGACTACTTCCTCAACCGCACTAACGGCCTCCTCCTCGACCCACGACTCCGAATGTTGCGCGAAGCGTTGGGCGGTGGATACTGCTACGCTAAGCTGTCGAACTCTTCACAATATCGCGAGAAACCTGATAAACAGAATCCATACTCGCATATTGCAGATGCGTTGCAGTATTTGTGTCTATACCTTCGATTTGGGTATGGTGGAGTGCAACAACACAAGCCGGAAACTAAACCTACCGTTAAATACGCCTACGCTTAAATTGCTTATGTTTAAAGCAATCGAAAGAGGTATTCGTGATTAAGTATATTGGTTCTAAGCGGAAACTTATTCCAGTAATCCTTGAGGCAATCCGTAGGGTTACGGACGCTCGAACGGTAATTGATTTGTTCTCCGGTACCGCTCGTGTGGGGCACGCCCTCAAGGCCGCCGGTTATCGTGTGTTGTCAAATGACCATAACGCCTATGCGGCAGTCTTGGCGCGCTGCTATGTGCAGGCGGATGCTGACGATGTGCTGGAAGACGCGAGAAAACTTATCCGCGAGTTCAACGCCCTGAAGGGCGCGCCTGGTTACTTCACCGACACCTTCTGCGTGAAGTCCCGCTTCTTTCAACCGAAGAACGGGGAGCGCATTGACGCCATCCGCGAAGCAATCGCGGCAAAAGGGCTCGATCCGGAGCTGGAAGCCGTGTTGCTCGTTTCGCTCATGGAGGCGGCTGATCGCGTGGATTCGACCACTGGTGTGCAGATGGCGTATTTGAAAACGTGGGCGCCTCGTTCATATAATGATTTAGAACTGCGTGTGCCTAACTTGCTTCCTCGCGCCAAGCATGGAAAAGGGCAAGCTGTATGTCTTGACGCATTTGAAGCTGCTAAGGTACTTGAGGGCGATGTAGCGTACATCGATCCTCCTTACAACCAGCATTCATACTTAGGCAATTATCATATATGGGAGTCATTTGTACGATGGGATAAGCCGGAGGTCTATGGCATCGCCTGCAAACGTGTTGACGTTCGTGAAAGACAGAGCGTGTTCAACTCTCGACCTCGCTTTGCGAGTGCGATGCAGGAACTACTGGCCGCCGTGCGCGCCCGTACTTGTAGTGTCGTTCAATAACGAGGGGTACTTGTCGCGCGAAGAACTGGAGTCAATGTTACGTTCTCTTTGGAATGGTCAAAGCAAAGTTGTAACAATTGAGAATGACTACAAACGATACGTCGGGGCTCAGATTGGTATTTATAATTTAGATGGCGAGATAGTTGGGACTGTGAGCCATCTTTTTAACAAAGAATTTATTTTTATTGCGTCTAAAGAAGATGTATCTGATACGTTTGCATCGGTGTTAAAACACTAATACGCCTACGCTTAAAATTGCTTATGTCGAAAGTAATTAAAATCGCTGATAGATTTGCGAAGTCGCCGTTAAATAAACTAGTAGAATTGCTTGGGGAAGAAGATGAGAGTGCAGTAGTAGCTACAGTTGTGATCTTGCACCGCAAGGATGGGTCCGTTGTGTTCAACGCGACTGGTGACTTTGTGTCGCTGATGATGCTTGGTGCGATGCAGATGGCTGAACGAGAGATCGCGGACCAGTTCGGGGTGGGCAATACATGACCGCTGTTAGGCCGTTTGGCGGCCCTCAGAGGCCGGTTACGCCATCCGGCGCTACTCAGCGTCCGCCCTGTGGGAGTGCCGCGCTCCAGACGCTTGGGGCCGGCTGCAAGGGGAGGAGACGGCCCCGCAACCGTGGTAGCCGTGTCGGCGCGGTGTTAGTATACTAACCTCTGTAGGCCAGTCAATCGCTCTCACCATATGACACCAGATGACATAAAGCAATGGTGGGAGTTCGCTATACATGCGCCTATCGTACTGACTTTATTAGTTATTTTAGTTGGGCTTGTTTACGTTACTTATAAGTTTCTTGTTTATGCTATACGTGAGATACGTCTGACTATTGACGTTACTTCTAGACTTAGAGACGATCTCATAGATAAACTTAATGAGCAAGACAGATACATAAAAGAGCTTGAGGCTTTAGTAGATGAGTTAAAACTTAGAGTTAAATGCCTTGAGGCGCTATTAAGTGAGTTAAAAAGTAAATCGATTGAGTAGAGATTTAGTATGTTAACCACAAGTCCGGAAGGTAAAAAGTTAATCAAAGAGTCTGAAGGTCTCAGACTTTCGGCTTATCTCTGTCCTGCTGGCGTGTGGACTATCGGTTATGGCCATACTAGAACCGCTACTAAAGGTATGCGGATAACTGAGCAGCAAGCTGATAATTTATTTGACCGGGATATTAGCGTCTGCGAGAAGTGTGTCAATAATGCCGTAACCGTCAAGATTAACCAGCAGATGTTCGATGCGCTGGTTAGTTTTGTGTTTAATTTTGGGTGTCCCCGGTTTCAGTCTTCGACTATGCTAAGGTTGTTAAACCAAGGCGACTATGTCGGTGCTGCGCAGCAGTTTTCTAGGTGGGTATACGGAACGAACCCTAAAACTGGTAAAAAAGAACAACTTCCAGGCTTAGTGGCTCGAAGGGCCAAGGAACGCCAGATGTTCGAAGCTGGTATGTTGCAGTTGATGGGTACTCCTAAGCCTACGGCGGATATTCCTGAAGAAAATAAAAGATACCCCGTTAAATCGACTACAAACGCTGGTTTAGCTGTGACGACGGCTGGTATAGTTGGTTCGGAAGTCACTACGATAGCTAGTGATTTATCTCCTCTAACTCCTCATTCTTCTACTATCCAGACTGTTTTTGTTATTTTAAGTTTAATTGGTATTGGTTTAGCTGCGTGGGGTAGGTACAAAGTTTACAGAGACAGTGGGAGGTAATATAGATGGGCCCCCTCACTCCCAGTTTGGCTACAAAAATATGCACTACTCTCGCTCTCCTTGGGATGCTTACTGGGGGACTTGCAGCGTGGACGCTACAATCAATTCGATATGGCGCAGCACTTGCGATAAAAGATACGGAATTAGCTAATAAAGATAAAATAATTGCAGAAATGCGTGAGCAGATGGCTGCTACTGCTTCGGATGAACTAACTAAGATTTTAGAAAATAATAGAGCAGCTGATGTTAAGTATGCTCAACGATTTAATGAGTTACAGAAGGCGATTCGAGATGCTAAATTATCTGTTAAAACTAGTCCTAGTGAGCCTCGTAGGCTTACTCCTGACGAGTTGTGCATCCTTAGACAAGCCGAAAGAATTGCCCAAGGCCGTGATCTGTCCCCAGGTTGCGGCGAAACCAGTATTGCCGTTTCCTCCGGTAAGTACGATAAAGACTGACGAAGAAGCGATTGTGTTTTATATTTACGCTGCTGGTGCCTATCGAAGCTGTATTATAGCCCTTGAAGATTTAGAGAAGCGAGCAAATGGCGGTGAACTTAACGAGCGCTGATTCTGATAGCGCCTTCAGTGCTTACGATAAATATGCGTCGCAGCTTGCTGTCGAGCAAGCGCTGGCTCTCTACGTTCGCAAAAAATTTGAGGAAGCAGAGCAGCACCGAACTGAAACAGGGATTTCACGGCGTCTAAATGAGTGCTTACGAGCGAAGAAGCGTGAGTACACGGCTGAAGAATTGCAGATGCACGGTGGAATCGACGTTTACGTCGGTATCTGCGATCTGAAGAGTAAGGGCGCCGAGTCTTGGATAACTGACATTCTTCTAAGTTCTATTGATAAGCCGTTTACTCTTAAACCTACGCCTATTCCTGAACTTCCCGAGTGGATGAAAGAGCAGGTCGTTGACATGCTCGAACAAGAACTTGAGTCACTCGGTGGAATAGAAAATATCACAGGCTTGATGGATAAGGCTAAAGAACTGAAGTCTATTAGTCTGAAGTTTGCCTACGCTCAAGCTGAACGTGCTGCCGCTGCTATGGAGAAGCATATCGAAGACCAGCTTCTCGAAGGCGGGTGGCGTACAGAGTTCGCTAATTTTATACACAATCTTACAGTTTTTCCTTTCGCAGTCATCCGCGCTCCTGTGATTACTTCAAAGCGTGTTGGAGTGTGGGATGGCGATTCGTATAAGATCAAGCAAGAGCCTGTGTGGGCTGTTAAAGCTATTTCTCCGTTTGACTGCTTCTGGTCTCCAGACTCAACTAACCCACAAGATGGCGAGTACTTTATCCAGCGTACTCGGATGAAGCATTCAGAATTGCATAATTGCATCGGTCTTCCGGGGTTTAATGAAGAAGCTATTCGTAGGGTGCTTGACTCTTATAGTCATGGATTTTCGTTGGATGTCAATGAAGATAATACCCGCAATGATTTAGAAGAAAAGGAAGACTCGATTTTCAGCGGTAATACCGTTGATGTCCTTATAATGAATGGGCTGATTCCGGGCGACTTGTTAGCAGATAATGGCGTCATAGTGCCGGATATTCAGCAACATTACGAAAGTGAAGTTTGGGTAATCAACGATGTTTGCATTAGAGCGGTATTGAATACCCATCCGCTTTTGACTCGTCCGATCTACGGCACTTCGTTTAGTAAAATACCGGGCACATTTGCTGGTAATGGTGTCGTTGATCTTGTGCGAGATATTGAGCGCATGTGCAATGCGTCGGTCCGAGCCATGCTGCGAAACTTTGCTTATTCGGCAGGGCCGATAGCCGAAGCTGTTGTGGAAAGATTTGAGGCTGGAGAAAATATAGAGGAAATACAGCCATTTAAGATTTACAGCGTTAAGCCTGACTATACAGGTCAGAATGGCGAGGCTATGCGCTTCAAGATTGTGCCGAACGTGGCTAATCAGTTGCTTGAAGCGTTTGCGTATTATATGAAACTAGCCGATGACTTTAGTCAAGTCCCGGCTTACGTACTTGGTAATCCGCATGTCGCGGGCGCTGGTCGGACACTCGGCGGGTTGTCCATGTTGATGGGCAATGCCGCAAAAGGTATTAAGCAAGTACTTCTCAACATAGATCGAGACATCATTGAGCCGATGGTTGAGTCCTATTATGTTCTCAATATGGCTGTCGGCGATGATGAAGATATAAAAGCGGACGCCAAAGTTGTTGCGCGTGGGGCTTCCGGGTTGCTTCAACGAGAGCTTGCGCAGACACGTACTGTCGAAATACTTAATCTTCTTACGCCATATGCTCAAGCCGGGGCTCTGGACGGAGATAGCATTAAGATACTACTTCGTGAGATTTTGAAGACAACTGGGTTGCCGGTAGACGACATTATTCCAGACCCGAATCGTATAGCGGAGATTCAATCGGCTCTTGGGCGGGTTGGCGTCGTTAACGGCCTAGACAGAGGCACTTCCAATCCTGTACCATTACCCCCGCAGAGTCGCCCACCGAACATTCAGCCGGGTAATCCAGTCCCGATTAATTTGCCTACTGGAGCTTGATGATGCAGTTTGACGGTAGTAATATACTTGTCGGGGATAGCGTGTATGATCTTGCATACGGCCCCGGTATCGTAGTCGAACTTAAACCTAACGAAAACAGGTTTATCGTTAGATTTGGTGAAAGATATGTAGGCTACAACCTTAACGGCCAAGGTAATTTTGATCGTAAGACGTTGTATTGGCGCGACCCGACTGATTCTCTACCAGTGCCAAAAGACAACGCCCGATGGGCACTATTTACTGCAATTAAAGCAAGTCTTCATAACGCTATTCTTTCGTCATAATTATGAGCAATCCTATTTCTAAAGCTCCTACTCCTACTCTGGCTTCCGGTGTTTCGGAAGTTGAGATGGGTAGTTCTACTTTTACGGCAAACTCTGATCTTTCGCCTATCATAGTAGTTGATAGAGAGCCGGTTAAGATTGTTTCTTTTAATATCACCGGGAATACTGCGTTAGTTGTTAATCATATTGCAACTATTGGCTCCACAGAGATAATGGAGTCATACCGTCCAAATGGTGAAGAAGTAGCTCTTAACGCCAACAGAAACGAAGTTATACTTCATCGTTCTGGACGTTATCGACTCGAAGCTAGAAATATACAAACTCAAGTAACTGCCTTTTGGTGGCAGTTTTCAATGACTCATGAGTGGTATGACGAAATCGCAGAAGCTCTGCGATTTTTGTGTTCTTGCGTCTCACCACAAGACGTTCAGTTAGTCGCTGGTCCTGGTATTGCAATTGAGAATCTCGGAGGAGGTTCTTGGCGCATTAGCAATACTGGAATTATTAATGCGTCTAATTCTACTACTGTCGAGCACCAAGTAACTAATGGTGTTCTGAATTCACACGTTAAGATTTCAGAAGACCCAAATAACGAGCTTTTTGCTAGAGACGATGGTCTTTACGCCACTGTCAATGCATCTAATGTTCCTTGTGCTTTAGGACAAGCAATTCAACCCACCGCAATTCCTGTAAGAAATCTTCGTTTTGTTGTTTTAGACAACAATAACTGCCTGCGTTGGGTCAGTCCTCGTGCGCTTGCTAACTATGTTTGTGACTATGACTGCGAGGGCGAACCGCCTCCGCCGCCGTCTAATTGTTGTAATCTTGTTTTTAATCACACCGTCTCATTCCCTACTTTAGTAGAAGTAGGTAGCACCGCTACTATTACTATTACAGCTACTGGGTCGAATGCAGCTATATGTCGTGCAGTTACGAATAGTGTAAATATCAGTAGCGCTTTAGGTAATTTAAATGGGTGGCAGTTAGATAATACTTCGTTTACTGGCGCTAATCCATTTACCCTTGTTGACTTCAACACCAGTAATATAACAACGTGGTCTTTGACGCTACGGTTTATTGCTACTGAATGTAATTCAAACGGTCGTGTAATATCGTTGACTCCGACAGGTTTTTGTCGAAATGCGCAGGGTCAATTAATACCTAACTCGCAGATTACGTATCCAATTTCGGTTACACTTCCTGCTATTACAAATAACTGCGGAGAGCCGCCACCGCCTCCGCCTTCTTGCTGTGGCCTAAGTATTTCTAGTAACACTATAATACCGCCTGGTCCTTTAGCGGTTGGTGATACTATTACTATACAAATAACTTCGATTGCTGGCGCTTTCGCCAGTTGCCATGGGCGGTTGTTTGTAAATAGTTTAGCTGATCTTGTTGGTTCTGGATGGGTTATTGATAGTGTAACTTCTTCACCTCCAGGTCAGAGTATTCAGACCGGTGTTAATCATAATGCCGCTGGATCAAATACAATCGTTAATACGATTGTACTAAGAGCTACTGAATGCGTTTCCGCTTCAACGAGAACGCTAACGGTTTCTGGTGCCTGCTTTAATGAGTTCAGTAACCAAATAACTAATACATTTGTCCAAGAGACCTTTACTTATAACCTACCTCAAGTTAACGCCAATTGTAGTGGTGGACCTGGGCCAGAGTGTGGTATATCTTTCTCTGGTATTATAACTTATCCGAATCCGCCTGTTACTGTTGGTTCTACTTTGACTGTTCAGATTACAGTCAATGGGTCTAACAATCCAAATAATAAGACGGTTTCGCTTCCTTTAGGAATCCCATTCCCGATAGGTAGTGGGTGGAGTTTCCCAAGTATAACTATCTCTGGATTGCCGCCTTCGTTTGATCCTATCACTCAACCTGTTGATTTTGCTGCCGCTGGTGTAACTAGCTTTACTGTTACTTATACTTATACTGCAACGGCGTTAACACAAGGAAATCCTGGTGTTGGAATTATTACTCCTAGTGCGCTTTGTAGAAACGCTTTAGGTCAAGATATTGACGGTTCTTTCCGATCTGCTGAGTATCAAGTTGTTTGGCCACAGATTGTTGCTGGTGGTGGCGGCGGACCGCCCACACCTAATTGTTGTGGATTAAGTATAGATCAAAGTCCGCTTCAGAATTTAACTCGTCCTCCGTCTGAAGTAGTTCATAAGTGTGATGAGTTTGCTTATAGTATTACTGCTACTACAACTACTAATACTGCACAGTGTCATGCTGTAACGCAGGCGTTTAATCCGTTTTATGTACCACCTCCTTTTGTTAATAAATACCAAGTTTATAATGTAGTAGCAACACGTGCTGATGGTAGTCCGCTTCCTCCTGGAGTTAATCCAGCTAATGGTGTTGACTTTTTTGCTGCTGGAATAACTGATTGGAAAGTAACTATATTTATACGTATTCTTCAGTGTTTTTCGGAACCGATGGATCATATTTTGACTATCAGGGGTGCGTGTGTTAACCAGCAAGGAATCCCAATAGGAGATGTCCAAGAATTTATCACGGACATTATAGTACCTATGGCACAAGCTGGTTGTAGTGAACCTTGTCCTTAAATAACTAATATGGCAAACCAAAAGTCTACACACCCTACGCCAACTATTTATGCTGCTGGCGCAGAGAAGCAATCGTTTGCTATGGCGTTTTCGCCAAGCTCAACGTCTGCTTTTTCTAACAACATTGTTGTTGATCGCGAACCAGTTAAAGTAATAGCGTTTGGCTTACGTGAGAATGAGTATATCGAAGTTATGCACCTAATTGGTGATAACTCCGGTAGTAATTTTGAAGCGTATAAGCCATACGATGGTGCACTGCGTTTAACTGCTGACCAAAACGAACTTGTTTTAGGTAAAGCTGGACGGTATAGACTTCGTTTTGAAGGCGTACATGGGGCGATGCACTGCTTTTGGTGGCAGTTCTCAATGACCCATGAATGGGCTAATGAAGTTTTAGCTGAAGGGCTCCGGCAACTGTGTGAATGTTTACAGCCGCCTCCGTTTGAAATTGTTGACGGACCTGGTATTCAGTCACAACAACTTAATCCTGTTACTTGGAAGATTACTAATACTGGGATAATCAACGCTTCGGATTCGACTACTATAGACCATACGGTCTATAACATGCTTCCAAGTGTTCGATGGTTAATGTCGAACGTTAAAATATCTGGGTATGAAGGTAATCTTCTTGAAGTGCGCCCTGATGGGCTTTATGTTAACTTAAGTTCGCAGCTTACTGTATGCGGAATTGGTAGCGGCATTCGGCCATCTACTGATCCGTTGCCGTTACGTTTTGTGGCTCTTGACCAAAATAACTGCTTGGTTAGCGTTACTACTAACGCTATTGTTACTTATTTATGTTCAGCAGAGTGTGAGCCTGTCATTAATCTGAGTGTTAGTAAGACTAGCAGCGCAACTGAAGTTTTAGTAGGCCAGCAAGTTTCTTTTACAATTACTGTAAGTAACTCTGGCCCAGATGATGCAGAAAACTTACTAATACAAGATTTGATTCCGCCAGCGTTCATAGGTTTTGGGCCGTTTGAAGTAGTTTATTCTGGCGGAGCCGTTGGCCCTGCTTCGGTTACGCGCAGCCAGCTTGCTTCTGGATTTTATGTTAATATTCCAAAAGATGGCGGTGTTATTCTAACGCTTCCGCTTACTGCGGCTAATCAAGGTAATTTTAGAAATACTGTAAACGTCGTCCCGATGAGTGTTTATACAAACTTGGGGCAGTCGTCGGCTTCTACTAATGTTATAGTTACTTTAGTAAATTTTGATTTACGTATAGAATGCACCGACTATTTAGCTTCAGCTACACTTTGGAATGAGTTTAGTTTCAAATTTACTGTAGCTAACCTTGGTTCTATAACTGCACCTGAACCTTTCGTAAATATTAGTGTACCGACTCCATTTATACTACCGTTCCCCTACATTGGTGCTCATGTGTTTATTACATATACTTCGGATGGTTCAACTGAAATAGTGCCTTATGGAAATTTTGAAGGAGGTTATCAACTTAGGCCAATACCTCCAGGACATAAAGTACATATAGTTATACCTGTAATAACAGATAGTCCAACTCCAAATTGGACGCAAACATTTAGTGTGACAGATAACGTCCTTGGTTTTACTGAAACTGATACAACTAATAACTCTATAACGCTTACTGGATCTGTTACTTCTTAAAGGATTACAATGTTTAACAAAATAGGCACTTTTGTCTATAACTTAACAACTTTTGGAACAGATTGCGCTGTCTGTATTGGATGGCGAATACTGTTGGGCGTAGTTATAGCGTTCATTCTTGGGGTTTTTAGTGGGCTAGCATGGTAGATATTCACGTAATACGCTACCATTCTTTGCGAAAACCTGAGTTATTTGAGCGCTGTGCTAGTTCTTTACAACACCCAAAAGTTAAAATATACGAAATAGAAGGGTATGAGAACCCACATTTTGGAAAACTAAGAGTACAAGGATTTAGTAAAGGGAATAGCGAGTACGTATCTTTCGTAGATGATGACGATTATCTATATCCAAATGCAGTAGATGAAGTTTTAAATGCTATAAGTGATGCAGATTACGTTATTTCTGGGTATAGCTTAAATAGAGGGCCGTTTGCATCTATACAGCCTCATAGTTTAGAATTTAGTGTAGCTAAATCTAGACCTTACTATATTCAGGGTTTTAAAATAATAAAACGCAGTGTTGTAGAAAAGTACTACGATCTTTTAGAAAAAGTTGATTTTTTAGAAGATGTGTTTCTTTGGTTAGCTTTATCTAAAAATCATCGTGGTGTTATTGTAAACAAGATTTTATTACATCGTGAGTTACATGATTCAAATGTTTTGTTTCGATCTAACTCACGCAATATAAGTAAGGCCGATTTTAATAGATTATTGGAGTTGTTGAAATGAGCAGTAACGAAGTCTATGCGGTCCTTACCCAAGCGAAACCAGCTAGTAAACCACTACGTCTAGTTAATGGCAAAGCGACACTATTTGTTGCTGGACTTTATAATGCATTAACTAACGCTTACGCCTCTATACCTCCTGGAATTGAAGTAGGTTTGCAAATCCGACCTTACTACAATTTTGACGGCACTCCGTGGGCTAATAACGAACAAGGTTGGTTTACTGAATCTATTCAGACTCAAAACGGCTTTACCGGTACTATTTATCTTGGCGGTGAGTGGCAAGTTAGGGCTGCTATCGTTAGTAATAGTATTGGACCGTCAACGCAGATCGGCGTGGTTATTGGTACTTCTGTAGAGAGTAAATAATGAGCGTCTCTCAAAAAGGCATTATTTACGACCCTAATACCGGTGGAGGTGGCCCTCCAGGCCCACAAGGTCCACAAGGCCCGCAAGGTCCGGCTGGTCCGCCTGGACCACAAGGCCCGCAAGGTCCGGCTGGTCCGCCCGGACCGCAAGGTCCTGCTGGACCGCCTGGCCCTGCTGGCCCCTCAAACATCATCACCGAATCGAGCGGGCCCACTAATCTGAGCGTGGGCGCGATTGCCGATGGCGAATATCTGCGCCGCGTTGGCACGACGGTGGTCGGCGCGTCGATTACGGGTGGCGGATCACCTGCCGGGACCAACTCGGAAGTTCAGTATCGCGTCGATTCATCGACTTTCGGCGCAGCGCCTTTGCGGCGCGGTGGCGCCAACACGATGGAGCAGCACAACGGCACGAACGCGCAGATTCAAGATTGGTATCGCACGCGGATAGA